TCCTATAGTGTAGTTGGTCAACACAGGGGACTTTGAATCCCCTACCCCAGGTTCGAGTCCTGGTGGGAGCTTGATTTATATGCGGGAGACTCATAAGACTGTTCACCTTAAGAGGCTCCCAGAACAATCATATAAATCTTTTCCTCTCTTAGCTCAGTTGGTAGAGCAGTGGACTGTAGTTCCATTTGTCACCTGTTCGATTCAGGTAGAGAGGACCATTCCTCTGTAGCTCAGTTGGTAGAGCGACAGGCTGTTAACCTGTAGGTCGTCGGTTCAAACCCGGCCGGAGGAGACCCACACCTTTTACATACGAAACCCGGATGTAAAAGATGTTTGCTAATTATAGATGACCGATACGAATCACCACGTACTCACAGGAAAGGTGGATATTACCAGTAATTTACTGGTAGGCTCTTCCCACCTGTTTGTCGATACCAATAATAATCGTGTAGGACTCATCACCACAAACCCTGACGCAGGTTTACACGTAAACAGTAACGCCTACGTAAACACGGATTTACGTGTAGGGAGTCAGGTCATCATAAACGATGGCGTAAATCCCGGGCGTATCACAGCTGCCGAATTTGAAGGCGATGGATCGAGGTTAAATAATGTCACGGCTGCACCCGGCCCTCCAGGAACTGCTGCGACGATAGACGCTGGAACGACGACGACTGGTCTCGCGGGAACGGGTGCCTCTGTAACCAATTCCGGTACGACATCAACCGCTGTCTTTGATTTTACGATCCCAAAAGGTGACCAGGGAATTCAGGGAATTCAAGGAATTCAAGGAATTCAAGGAATACAGGGACCTTCGGGGGTGTTATCGGTTGGTACTGTAAGCACGGTGACGAACGCGAGTGGTGCGAGTGTTAACGATTCCGGAACACCTGGAAATGCGATACTTAATTTCAATCTTCCCGTGGGTGCGGATTCAACTGTCCCGGGTCCTACAGGTCCTCCGGGTCCTACGGGTGTGGATTCAACTGTAGCTGGTCCTCCGGGTCCTACGGGTGCGGATTCAACTGTAGCCGGTCCCCCTGGTCCAGCCTCGACCGTCCCTGGTCCCCCTGGTCCTCCGGGCACGAATTCAACTGTAGCTGGTCCTCCTGGTCCAGCCTCGACCGTCCCTGGTCCCCCTGGTCCAGCATCGACCGTCCCCGGCCCCCCGGGTGCGGCTTCAACTGTTGCCGGTCCCCCGGGAACCAACTATTTCACGTTAAGTGGATCGGATATAACTCGTTTATCAGGGAATGTGGGAATTGGAAAAAATCCGGGTGTGAAGCTCGATGTAGAAGGCGACGTGCGTGTATCCGGTATACTAACTTTGGGTAATCACACGAGTGCACCTTCCACTACATTAAATGGAAGTATGTATTATAATACTACAACAAATTCACTTAATCTATACAAAAATGGGTGGATTGCAGTCTCGGCGTTTCTTCCTTCTGATATATCTGGATTAATTGGATGGTATCTCCCCGAAAATTGGAATGGGAGCACGTGGATAGATGTGAGTGGATCTGGAAACAATAGTACGAGTAAAGTGGGAACAATCCAATACTCCGCCTCAAATAATAGCGGAGGTGCTACTAATTCGTTTCCTATATTGTACGGTGACACCAGTACAAAAATAAACTTCCCCATTGGTATTTGCCCATCGAACTACACTCTAGTATATTTAACCAGATATTACGGCAGTCAAACTGGACGTATTTTAGATAGTCAAAATAATAACTGGCTTTCGGGACACTGGTCTGGAAAATCGGGTCTTGCGTATCACGGTGGCTGGCTGACACAAAGTAGTTCGGACATACACGGTTCAAAATGGGTTTTGGGTGTAGACCAAAATTCTTTGTTCAGACATAAATCGTCAGGGTCCGGTTGGTCTGGACACACCGGTGGTGGAGCTCGTCCTAACTTAAGGATTGGATCTGTCGGATACGAACCTAGTCGTTGGATGTGTGGGGAAATTTGTGTATTCAATAGACACTTATCAGCAGCCGAATATACAAAGATAACAGATTATATGCAAAATAAATTTGGTATTACTTAATAGAATGGACGACGATTATCATACATACCGGAACGCCGATACCGAAGAACAACGTCAAGGTATCCGAAATAAATTTTCGGATCAAGAAATGTTCGAATCCGCGATGGTGTGGTCGATGTATGATTATAGGAAAGGGGCATATCCACCCATCGAAGAACAGTTAGATATGATTTATAGGAATGGTTTAGATCATTGGAAATCTGAAATACAGGGTATTAAGTCGAAGTATCCAGACATGACGAACGACTACACAAAAAAGAATCAAGATAACAGAATAGAAGATATTAAAGCAACGCTCGAGGCCGCTAAAACTACACTCGAAGGGAACCTCGCCGAGACCAAAGTGGACCTCCAAACCACAAAAGAAGAACTCCAATCCGAAAAGAATAAAGTCGCGACGATGGAACTATTAGTCGCATCCCTCGTCAAACGTGTCGGGGATCTCGAAAATAACGTAGAAACATTAGGTAAATTATTAGAAGAAGAACGAAATAAATTTCAGGTTTACGTTATACAATATTCGTATCAGATGATGCAAACTTTTAAACATGAGATGGAGGCGCACATCACTCGCGCATGCGTGCGCATCAGCAACATGATCACGCGCCCTCCTAAATATGACGAGTGAAACTCTACACCTTCGACTGACTGAACTCGAAAAGTGTATCAATTAAAGAAAAAGCGCTTTCATAAAGTACAAAATGTCTTGCATCGCCACTCTCAGGCCCGTCATTACCACCCCCATTCAATCCAGGAACAGGGTTAAGTCTCGCACTGTTCGCACCGTAGTACGGGCGACCAACGAGGGATCTCGTTTTGCGAAGATCGACCGTCCCAACGATTTTCTAGCGGTCGCGGAACGTGTCAATGGTCGTGCGGCTATGATTGGTTTCACCTCCGCCGTGGTCGATGAGATCATGACTGGTAATTCCATCAGCACACAGTTCCACGACAATGTTGGACTCTCCATCGCCGTCGCATCCTTGGTTTTCCTTGGTACTGCAGCGAACCCTGAAGATGAGGGGTACGTCCAAGGGCCGTGGAAGCCCGAGACCGAACTCGTGAACGGTCGACTCGCGATGATCGGAATTCTATCACTTCTACTCACCGAGTCTCTTCATCCTCACGTTCCCTTATTTTAATGCTTAAAAAAATAAAACCGTAGTATAATATAAAACATGTCAGGTGGAATTGCGCAATTAGTGGCAATTGGAGCCCAGGATGCCCATATCGTTGGCCGACCCGAGGTCTCATTTTTCCGTTCTACATACAAACGTCATACAAATTTTGCTCAGACCGTCGAGAAGCAGGTTATCCAGGGTAACCCCGTCGTGAACGGTATGTCGACCGTCCGTTTCGAGCGTAAGGGAGACCTTCTCGGGTATGTCTACATCACCAACCGTAACACCCCCGGTCTTCGTACTCCCGCGGGTTGGGAGGATGAAATTGCCAAGGTCGAATTATTAGTGGGGGGTCAGGTTATTGATACCCACGATTCCGTCTTTTCCCAGCGTCTCGCACCCCTTCTTCTCGGTCAGACGTACTCTAAGTCACACAAGGCCCTAAACAACGGCACCGGTACTTCCAAGATTTACCCTCTTCGATTCTCTTTCTGCGAGAATGCACAGTCTGCCCTTCCTTTAGTTGCTCTTCAGTACCACGATATTGAGCTTCGAATCACGTGGGGTACTACTCTCGCCAGTGATGCGTACGAGGTTCATGCCCAGTTCATCTACCTCGACACCGATGAACGTACCACTCTCGCGTCGACCCCTCAGAACATGCTCATCACTCAGACACAGAAGGCTATTAAGTCTGATTCTGCTGTCCAGGAGCTTTCGTTCAATCATCCCATCAAGTTCCTCTGCTCGTACCGCACCGATGCCGCAGATTTCGTCGGTACCGCCGAAGCTAAGACGAAGCTTCAGATCAACGGTACCGATGTTGGTGATTCTAAGCTCGCGAACCCGCATTACACGTCTGGATCTCTCTATTACCACACACCGTTCGCTGATTTCAACGGTTCTCTCGATAACCATTTCCTTTACCCCTTCTGCCTGGACACCGCCAAGCTTCAGCCTACCGGTGAGCTTAACTTTTCCCGGGTTGACTCGGCTCGTCTCGTGACGGATAAGGGTACCTTCAAGTCTGACATTTACGCGGTCGGTTACAATATCATGCGTATAGAACAAGGCATGGGCGGATTAATGTATTCCAACTAAATTCCCATATAATATTAAATGTGGGTATTCCTTTTTCTCATAATTTTCGTTTTTATGATCACCTACGATCCTAAATCCGGAACACTTAATAAATATATTCCAGTCGATAATGCTCCATGCAAGGATGCACATTATCAGGAGATCCAATTTGGACAACACGGATACCCGTGTCCAGAAGGTGAAAGCTCTAAAATGGGCGCCATTGTATCTACTTAAAAACAAAACACATTCTTAAATCACACATGTTGTTCGGTCTCGATCGTGATACGGCTATTATTACCGCCGTCGTTATTTGCGTTGTCGCAACAGCTTATTTATACAGGGAACTCAAGAAATCCAGGGAAGAAATTGGTCAGGTTAAGAGTTTTATCGAGCGTGAAGTTGAAGAGTCGCAGGCGTATATGAACGCCGCAGCCGCCTCAAATATGATGCCTCCACTGGAGACACCCACTCAAAAGATTGAGGTCATGGAAGAGGAGGAACCATCTATGGTTCCCGAAAAGCGCATTACGCGTTCGAGTGAGATGATTCAGCCCCAATAATCTTATCAGGTGATTGTAGAGGCTAATGTGCAATGAAAAAACATAAAGCTATTGCGATTCCTGTTACGTTTGCTGGCGAAACCCCCCGGTTTCTAACGGTGAGAGATAAAAGATTTAAAGAGTGGATTTTTGTCACGGGTGGATGCAGGCGGCGGGAAATATTTTGCCCTTTACGATGTGCACTAAGAGAATTAGAAGAAGAGACGAGAGGGGTTGTTTCGCTAAAAAATGGTGAGTATACGAGTTATTCGTTTAACGTTAAAGAGGAGCCCGATGTAGAGCTAGAATACACGGTATTCGTATTCTTCGTGGACTATCCTAAAGCGGAACAACTCGAACTCATTCGCCGCTTTAATGAAGAGAAATACAAAATGCATACAAAAAAGATACACATGAAACGTACATACGATGAAAATGATTTTATGAGTTTTGATACTCTAGGAGAATTTAATCAACGTAGACGCTGGGAGCGAATAATAACAAACGTGTTAGAAAATCCAGAGTTTTATGCATGCGTGACTTCTCTTAATAGAAAAACCTTCTCTATAAAATAATGAAGTCGAAGAACTACATCCTTCAGCAAATCAAAGAAGTACTCATAGATAGGAAAGCTTACAGTGAAAGCAGGGCTGATAAATACCTCGAAGAAGTTAAGGATAAAACGGTATACGAACTCATGGTGTTAAAGAAAGAATTGAATTTGGAAAAAGAAGAGTTGAGGGATGTTTCTTGGAGAAGTTCCGTCTGGCATGAAGAAGAGTATTAAAAAAGTAAGTATATAATCAAGTAAGTATGTTTAGATCTTGGTGTCAAAAACAAGGGTTTACCTTTAAAGAGGGCTCCAATCTATCACATGTGCTCATGGACGGTGGTCGTCTATCTGTTCCTTTTGATAGGTTGAATGATTTTTACAATATGTATGTAAAGTGTATAACAGAAGGTGAAAAGTTGTTTGTCGTCGAACAAAAAACGGATACATTTAATTTTTTCGTGGATCTAGATTACAAGGACACCGAACAATTATCTTTCGAAAGGTTGGAAGAGTATGTTCGAACGATTTGTGACCGAGTGACGCATTATGGAGGAAAAGACGTACTCATATCTGTAGCTGAACCTAAACCTTCACGAGATAAAATCAAATACGGAATTCATATGAACTGGCCCAATTTCGTAGTTGATCACGGGTCGGCCATGGCTCTTCATTCACATATCGCATCGTCTTTGTCTTTACTGTTTCCCGGAAAACCATGGGACGATATAGTAGATACCGCCGTGTATGGTGGTGGGAGACGTAATGTAAAGGGAAGTGGGTTTCGTATGCCGTGGTCTCATAAAAAGGCTAAACACGATGCATGCGAAGGACGTGGATGTGCATCATGTGATAAAGGTAAGATAATCGAAGGCGAATATCGACCCGTGTTCATGTATTCATATGAAAATTCTTCACTCTCTCATATCCACGATCAAAAGCCGAGTCTAGAGATTATGCAAATGGCAACTCTCCGAACAGAGGTGACGACACCCGTTGTCGTGCAAGGTTCGACACGTGTTGAGGGTGGATTTACCTTACGCGAAACGAAGAATGTTTTCTCAGATGAAAAGATCATACAAGATATTGAAGCGTTCGTACAAAAAAACTTACAAGGTCAGGAAACGGCGCAAATAACGAAGGTGTACGAAGATAAGAATAATTACCTCGTATCTACCAACTCTAAATACTGTGAAAATATGCAGAGATCACATGCATCGAATCATGTATGGTTTAGAATCGAGGGTCACACGATCGCACAAAGATGTTTTTGTACATGTGAAACCATGCGAGGTAGACGATTCGGATTTTGTAAAGATTTTTACGGACGGAAGCACCGTTTACCAGACACAGTTTTTAGAGAATTGTATAAAGATGGATACAAAGCATCATTATACGATACACCACAGTTAACGTGTCAGATTTGTCCCGAAGTAAAGAAAGAGGATACAGTAAAAGGTGTCAATATGTTACAAACCTTCATCAACAAAAATATGACAAGTACACCCTTGACTGTAAAGAGTGTGACGAAAAAATCAAAATTTCAGCGCATAGTATACACGGATTTAAAGTGTAAGAAATGCAATTCCACGGATACGCAGTTCAAAATCGTAAAGAATAGGATCGTACAGGCCTGTTCGTGTAAGAATAGAGAATATATCATAACGGATAACATACTATCCGCATTAGCGTAATAAAGTCATTTAAAAGAAACTTGCACGTTAATTATACATGACGCTAGCTAAACCTGTTGCAACGCGATCTGGAAGGGTTTCAAAGCAGCCTAAACGGTTAGAGCCAACAGAAAATGTATGCGACGATGATTATTCCGATGATGAATACGATACAGATTATAATTCAGGCGATGACGAAGATCTTTGTGAAACGGAGTCTGATACAGAGGATGACGGTTCAGACAGTGAAGCCGATGAGAATGGTAATCTAAAAGGATTCATCGATGATGATGAGGAATCTGTTGAGGAATATCAGGCTTAAAAAAATAGACATATTAATTATCATATGGAAACGGAATTAGGAAATCCCATAGAGTACAACCCACAGCTTATCGACGATAAACAGGTGGACGAACCCATCCAAGAGCAAACAGAACAACAGTTCTACATGCAACCCCCTCCACCACCTTTTATGTACCCACCCCAACACATGACAGACGCACCGAGAGTTCCAGATTTTCTAAATTCTCTGGATAAGGTTGCATACATAGTTATATTTGTGGCCTTTATTTTAGGCTTCTTCATGGGTAAGACTATGCAACCAGTTATCCTTCGCCCCGGGTGAGGCTGGTAAGAAGTCTTTTACCGACGTGCTTTCATCCTCTAAAAGTTTTTCCGATCTTCTAGTAATTGCTGGTCTAATTACACCGTCAGTAACTACTTCAGAAGCCAACGACATTTCATCCTCCAACGCACTTATACGTGTTATCCTAAAATTTTTGGGGTGGCCAAAACTAACGTATCCGACCTCACGTGGCCCTGTATTCTTATCATTTTCAGCCTGGTCTGCGAGAGCTTTTTCGACGCGTTGTTTATAGTCTGTTGCCATCGTATTATTAAGAAGGTATATTTTTTTTAATAATATGATCACAATATGTTTTTAATTTTTTATTTTTTTTACGCCTTAGAAGTTTCGGCGCCATCACGTGAAGTAACCTCTTCGCCGTCATCCTTCGCCTCAGTAATCTCACCGAGTTGGGGCTCTTCGGGAATAGAAAGTTCAGCCTCGCGCTTCTTCTTACGCTCCTCGATCTCGACCTTTACAATCTCGTCGGCTTTCTTCACGAGCTCTTCCATCGGAGCATCCGGTGTCTCACTCTTGAGACGTTCGATAATATCTGCGGGGTGGCTGATAGGGGGTTCATCTGGCTTGGTGTAAAACCTAGAATTCTCATCACCGGGCTTATCGTATACGGCTGACTCGACCATATCACGCTTACGCTCGTTGAACATCTGAGCAGCCAAAGCCTGGTTCTCCTTGTAGCCAGTCATAAGTTCTTCGAGCTTTTCATTGGTATAATGCGAATCTTCGATCGCCGCAGGGTCGGGTGGAATTAAGAGCCACTTATACATGTCAACTACATAAATATCAAAGGTTGAATCCTCCCTTTGAAGACGCTTCGCGTGCGAGGCTGCCTCGTCACGAGTACTGAAAGCGCCTCGAATCTTGATTCCAAACTTATCATTCTTCTGGGGACACTCGGGTCCAACAATACTGAGGCACGCAAAAAGCTGACCCGGGACGGTCGTATAATCCTGTTCAAGAGACATTATGAATATTTAATGCATGAAAACTTTAAGCCAGTAAACTTAAGTCGGATAGTCAATTAAAGTTTTTATCAGTTTATAAAGTATGGAGGAGTTGCGTCGATTACATAATAACGAAAAACGGATGCTCATTGAGAGTGTCTGTGAACCCGGAATAAGTGTACTCGATGTCGGATGTGGATTCGGTGGGGATCTTCAAAAATGGTTTAAGATGAAAGTCAATATCAACATGTGTGAACCAAGTGCTGAGGCTTTGGAAGAAGCTAAAAGACGGGCTAAGAATATGAAGATGAGAGTTAATTTTTACCATGGAGACATTCGAGCGTGTCCAAATCGCAAATACGATGTAGTGTGTTATAATTTTGCTTTACACTACATATTTGAAAGCCGCGATTTATTCATGTCAACTCTTCGAGAAGTCAAAAGACGGGTGAAACCCGGGGGTCGATTGATCGGAATCATCCCGGATTCGGAAAAAATTATTTTTAAAACGCCGTTCAAAGATGAGATGGGTAATTTTTTTCGTATGAAAGGGACGAGTAACGGTGATTTTGGTGAGAAACTGTTTGTACATTTATGTGATACACCTTATTACGCGGATGGACCTAAATCCGAACCAGTGGCGCATAAAGATATGCTCATAACACACCTTGAAAATATGGGTCTAATGATGACACATTGGGAAGGGTTAAAGGGAAACCCTATATCCGAATTATACAGTAAATTTATATTTACGTATAGTAGAGATGATACTACCGATACTCGTCATCATTAATATAGTTTTATGGTACACGATTCGAAGAGAGCCTGTACTAGAGGAGGTGAAAGAGCGATATCGCACCCTCAGGGAACACCTGAAAAAAACCGATGACCAGAAGTTTCGTATGTTACACGATGAAATTCCCATCGTCGCCTATAAAGGGTCTTTCGTGAGAGGTGTAGGATATAACACAAACAAGGGTCAGGAGATAGGCTTATGTATCGATGGTAAAGTAAATCATGTTCTGCATGTGTTGTTACACGAACTCGCGCATTGTACGGTGGATGAGTATTCTCATAGTGACGATTTTTGGAGTAACTACGAAGAACTTCGGAATGAAGCTATAGCTATAGGGGTGTACGACAATATAGGAACTTTGACCCCATTTTGTGGTAAACAGATTGTTGATAAATAATCTAGGTTAATATAAATGTCTAACACGGGCTTACGACAACCCGATTTCTTTCCAGGTCTAGATCCTACCAGGTGGAGTCAAACGATAGGTGGATCACTACTTCTGTGGATGTTAGTTATGGTTGGTATGTTTCTTACCCGCGCAGAATGGATGCCGTACGAAGCTAATATCGCTCTCGTCACCACGATTCTCCCCTTTTTGGTATACGTGTTAGCTAATAAAACTATCATCGTCAGCGGAAAAACTGGCTATGTGTTTCTAGCCCTTCTTCTTGCAGGTGGAATCGTATACGGACTGTCTCAGGTGATAGGTGATCTCAAGGATATATTCGAGAATTACGGGAAAAAGGACGCTAAGAAAGCATGGCCTGCACTTCTAACGATATGCTTATCATGGATTCTTATGATCGGAATTATCTCGCGATTAGGATTAATTGATTTTAGTCTTCCGTACGAGACAATTTAAAAGTATTTGCGAGCGATGTAGAACACGACACCGGCAACTGCACCTGTAGAGGCTAAGCCTACGAGACTACGATTACCCTGAACATTTAAAAACCTGGGAACCGTATTCGCGAGCTTTTCTTGAATTGGTTTACTCACGGCGACGCCCGTGGCGAAAACAACAATAAGTGTATGTAACTGTTCATCGGTGAGATCGAAGGGGTTCTTCTTTGTGGGATTCTCGGTCTTTTGGGCGGCAGCCTGAACCTGAGGCATCATAGCGTTAGCCTGCGCCACCTGAACCGCGCGGGGGTCGACCGCCATAAGAGGGGGTTCGAGATAAGCGCCGTCTTGGGGACCACCTAAAACATCTGTGATGGGAGTAGAGTCCATGTTGTCTTTATAATCATGTATATTTTTTTCTTCGTTGATTTCGGGCGCGTATGCACTAGACCTATTTTCTGGTACAAACGCGTTAGACCTATTTTCCATGTCTATAGGAACCATACCATCGGAACTTTCGGACAAATTCATCGTATAAATATCGGTCGACATGTATATGTATGTTCGACTTTTTAAGAATCGCTTTTTTTATGCACGTACTGGTGCATAAAAAAAAGGATATCCAGTACGGGGCTCGAACCCGTGACTTCGGCGTTGCTTTCGTGACGATGAAGTCATTTTATATACATTGTTGTATAAGCACCGCGCTCTAACCAACTGAGCTAACTGGATTCTATAATAATTTAGTATCATATCTTTAAGTGTATAAAGACATGACGAGCGATGTATTAAATGACGAACGTTGATACACGACCAGAAGAGTATTATGAGGACTTTCTCGATCAACATCTTAGAACCATGGAATCGCAACTGCAAAGGCAACATAATCCAGACACGTTCCGTGAGGATATAAATAAAATGGTTACCGAGATTCACACGGCTTTAGGCTCTGGGCATAGTGAACGCGTGTATCATAACGCCTTTGAGGTAAGTCTTCGCGAACTAAACATTCCTTACGAATCGGAACGACATGTTCCTATTTATTATAAGCATCATGTCGTGGGTACGGCGCGTGCTGATATTATCGTGCGCAGAAGTACGGTTCTCGAACTTAAAACGGTTAAAAGTCTTAATGATATCATGGTCGCACAAGCTAAAAAGTATTTAACACAACTTAACCTGACGTCCGCCTACCTGATTAACTTTCCACCGGGTGAAGGGTCTGCGCCCCAGATTGCGGAAGTTACACTGTCGGAATAAATTCCCATTGGAGATCTCTACAAATCGCTTTCCAGATAACATCCTGTTGATGAAGTTTCTCTTTGGATTTGAGGAGAGGAAAGTATTGCAGGTACTCGTCTTCGGATAACAATTCACAGAATTTAAAAAGTACGTATGAATAACTTAAAAAGTTTTTTCGTTCAGTCGGACAGTTATCGTCGAATGGTTTCTGGATATCTCGAAACATCATTCGTAACTGTTCCTCAAGTTGTTGGGCCATCTTCGGTGGTGAAATACCGCTCAAAATATTAGTGATAAACGGTACGTGTTCGTAAAACTTGTTCAGTTTGAGTTTTTTGAGCAGTGATCGAACTTTTGCATGTGTGATCTCAGTTACGGATTTAATCTTGATCTTCTTAAATTCATTCCTTAACTGATTAATAACCTCTGGTGGAATTGTAGTCATCTCTTGTGCTTGAAACTGTGAAAGCCATTCGTTAAAGTGATTATCGCGTTTATACGAATAATTGATAACTTTTGCAGACGTTTCCTGTTCCTCTTTATATGTAAGTTCTTCACTTATCAATATATCCAACACCACACCACATGAATCACATACCATTTCACTCTCATTTGTTTTGTACACGTTACTATCTGGGCACCGTGGGCATCTGTCGATGACTTTGCGTTCTATGGGGCGATCTATATTCTTTTTTTCGACGTTCACTAAATATTCGACGTAAATATCTTTTTTTTGTTTACCAGCGGTTTCTTTACAATTAAAAATATTATCGGTGGTAACTTCTCCTTCCTTCTCGTCGACATACTGTCGTACGTATGGTATGCATCGGGCAATATAATCCGATAATTCCCGTTCATATTCCCACCTGTTCGATGGATCACTTTCTATTTTATCGGTTAATTCGTCTACACGATTATTATACCTACTTAAAAAGTTACCTTCCATTTACGTTAATGAAACTACTGCACAAGTTTTTAATTAACGTAATCTATAGTTTTAAAAGGGTGATGCATTTATTTTTCTCTAAACGTGATTATTCCATCGTTGAAACGTATATTGAATATTTTGTCGATCACTCCAAAGATTTTTCGATCGAGACGATGGAAGCTTCCGACCACCACCCTCTTTGGATACAAGAAAGTTATGGAATTTATCCTATCGTAAAATCGTACGGTATATGTTCACTAGATCTAGGGCGCGCTGGTATTCTCCCCGGTGACCCTATTCCCAAACCCCCTGAAGCCGTGACAAAAATGATTATTCGAATTAAATACTGGTGCAACAATCGTATATACAAATACATAACGTATAATCACGACTATACATGGCCACCTAAAAAGGTTAATACCATGTCGTTCCACATTCCGTTAGTCGGTGCACAATTACTGAGTTCGGATGACAAGCCAGTAAAAGACATTCTCGAAAAAATTAGACGCTACGCGGGTCCACACTCGGATTTTTATGGTGAGAAGATCTTCGTAAAAGATATGTTATTTTATGATGAATTCGCGCTAAAAAACAATCTTCCTCGCATTAAATTGAAAAACTGTCTAGGTATGATGAAAACGGTTGATACGATGACCGGATTCATGTCTGATCTTCGTTTACCTTAGTGGCGAGATAGAATTTCAAGTCTCCTAGGTTCGCGACATTGTACCGTAAAATCAAGAATCGGTTTTGATCCTCCTGCATAATCTGCACGGTTGAACACATACTAGTCGCCTTTGTGAAAATATTCATATATTTCAGTGAATATGTACCAGACATCGCGGGACATTCTTCCACACATTGAATTTCCGTCTCTTGGTTTGCAAAATCTCCCTTACATACGAGCCGTAAAATGTTTCCACCTCTGTGGATTTCTAATTCGTCTCCTATGTTAGACATATCTCTACAAATTCTCTGAAAATCGATGGAGGGTATAGGTGTATTAACCATCATATGCATTTCCGGAACTTCTATCTGATTTTCGTTGATATCAAGAAGCTTCAACTCAAACTTAGTGGATGTCTTTTTTTGTTCACTATGGATTTCGATATTCATGTGCTCTTTCGATCGAATGGACATGATCAGAATATCGTTTACGGTGATAGTCTTGAGAAGTTTATGCATATTTGTCATATTAACGCCGCAATCGATTTCTTCCACGCATTCATATTCTTCAAAATTCTCAGCTGGGAGATGCATATCGATAAGTGATGTCCGCGCTGTATCGAGTGTAACGATGTACATACCACTCGGCTTAAAGTAAATATTCACATCATTGAGAATATCTTTAAGAACTTCAAATGTAGACTTTATGGCCGCGGCTTGAACGGTCACAAGTTTCATACTATTTTGACCACAACTTAATTCTTTATATCCGTATAAGCAGCGTCTTCAACTTTACGACTAATTTTTGCCTCAAGTTCTGCAGTCATGGGTGGTTGTAAAGACCTTCCGTATTCTTCTATCGTGAACATATCACTCGTTCCTTCACCGTCGAGGGTTGTCGTATTTAGGCTACCCCCGAATCCGCATGTTTCAAGATCTTGTACTGGTAGAAGCGATTCCAACCAATTCTGAATTTCTTTCCCGACAAGGATCTTTCCATGTTTAGTCAACATCGTAGGAACCCTGGTAATTTTTGACCTGTACTGTGGAGGAATACCCATTTCAGATACATTATGATATTGTACAATCTGTTTCAGTTGATTGTGACTGTTTATGAACGTTAACACCTCCATGCTATGTTTACACTTTGGGCTGAAGACTAAAAGTGACATCTAAATTATCATCTCAAAAAAAATTGGTAAATTACACACGATTTTTTTGAAGGTCTATATTAAATGATAAACATCTTGTTATTCATACTGGTCATTTTGTTAGTGATGTCCAGGGAAGAGAAATACTCGATCGCTTCGAAAGAGAGTGGTGCGATTGTACTCAACGATCCATTACCGAATATGGTAGAGTATGTACAAACAAAAGCGATCGTAAATCACGACGTAATGGAATCACTCGTGCTCACGACGAGTAAGTATATCAAAGAAAAGACGGGAATTAACAATTACATCATAGAGACGAGTGGTCTGAAACAATTCACACACAAACATAAGAATCATGCTATGTATAGATGCATGTTTATGGTTTTGAAGCGAGGTGGATTCCCATATGGTTTTATGGTGTCCGTTGATATCCTGGTCACGGATGCAAGTTCTATAGGTAAAGCGGGTAAGCCTAACGCTAAGGTTATAAGCGCTCGATCTCAGCCGATGAATGTTAAACCACCCGCGGATAGAACTCCGTTCGAAAGTACGATTCAAGGACACGAATACATACCGTTTACTGAAATTAGTAAAAGTGAGGAAGAATTGTTAAAAAATAAGTCCAGCTAATATTAATGATAAGCGTAGAGGAAATCTCGCGAATAACTAATAACAGGAATCGTATGAAAAAAGAGACATATGTGGAGTTATATAAACAAATTTCACGTAAAGTGCGAAGAGCGGTTGAATCTCAGAAAAGGAGAGTTGCGTTTGAGGTGCCCGCATTTATAGTAGGGTATCCGACATACGATCGTTTAAAAGCAACGTCTTATCTCAAAAGACAGTTGGAGTTGAGTGGATTCATCGTACATATAACAGGTAATTTTGAATTCACTATCACATGGAAAATTAAAAGGGACAGGGAACCACAACCGGGGTCGATAGATCATATAGAAGATTTCCCCACGTTGGTCAATCTTAAAAAGGTGGCAAATAGGTACAGGAGAGATGCGCAGTAACGCTGATAAAAAAAAGACCAGTCTATCATAAATGGATAATTTGAACATTTTAGTCGAAGCTAAGCGCGAATACATGGAACAGCTATGCATTCTTATGTGTCCAGTTATGATCGAAGTTTTTGAAGATATGTATTCAGAAGCCCAAAAGTTATCTAAAGGTCGTAAAGTCCTGTTGATGTTCCAGAATTTATTGAAAGACGTCCCCGAGTGGAACGAAACAATGGCTAGACAGCATACAGAGAATATCGCCGCGCGATGTGCGTGGTTTAGAGATCTTGTCGCCGCTGTATTCGTCAGTTCTGTAAAGATTCTGTCGGCTGTTCGACTGAGTTCAGATTCTAAGAAAATGTCCGTCAAACTTCCCACGAATGAAATCTTCATTCACACGTGTTATAAGAACGCTGCGAAGGATGTTTACCGAGATCCGTATGTTTTCACCGATAGCCAATCGGAACATGCTCGCAACGATAAACTGTATGAACGATTCACTGCATGTGTGGAGATGACTGTAAAGGAGTTAATCCCAGTTCAACAGATTTTACAAACATACATGGCTTCTAATGGAGAAGACATGCTTGATCCCCAAGACGCTAACATGGTTGAAGATAATATCGAAGAGTACGACGAAGAAAACCCCGGTGAAATGGGTGGAGGTTTCGAGGGGCAGCCGGAAGAAGGAATGGAGGGTGGTATGGAGGGTGGTATGGAGGGTGGTATGGAAGGTGGTATGGAAGGAGAAGGTATGGAACACCCCATGGGTGATATCGAAGATGAAATGGGGGAACCATCCGAAGAGTATCAGGAGCAGATGGAACAGCCCATGGAAGAGTACGAAGCACCCCAGCAGGCGGCAGCCAATCCGTTTCAAAATGAATTTAGAACCGTGAATACCCGACCCCAGCAGCGCCAGGGTCCGAGTGGCGACCTATTCGCAGATGCAGCAGACACCAGGAGTAAAAAACTCCGCTATTAAATATGGACGAATACTTCCGCGACCCGGGTTCCGCGGCCATAATTGCAGCCGGTCTTACCGCTTTATACATTCACGGCAAAGCTCGACTCAATGATGAGGGTACTCTCTCTACGAGCGCTTATGCCAAACCAGCAGCATTAATAGCTATACTAGTCTATTTTATCATATCTAACGGTTTAGGTAAACGTGAAACCATTTCTACCGACCCCTTTTGAGTAACTTAAAGATTAATCGCAACATATGTTATATATGACTTCCGTTACAGCGTTTAACGACATGATGGGCCAATTTCTTATGGAACTACACAAAACCTTCCCAGAAGAGAAGGGACTCAAAAAGTACATCGCTGCTTTTGAACTTATGAGATCCGCCAACGGCAAGATGATTGTCGATGGTTTCATGGAAAATGTCGCCCCTCATGTGGATAAGATCAACTCTAAGGATGAATCTTTCTTTCTTGAACACGCAGAAAATATTGAATTTCTCAAGGATATCAATCTTAAAAACTGCTGGCCCAAGGCGTCTACAGGTACTAAGGATGCTATCTGGCAGTATCTCCAAACGCTATACATGCTTGGTACTACTATCACATCAATCCCAGCGGACACACTTAGTATGATCGAGACGGTCGCCAAGCAGTGTGCAGATAAGCTATCAAACGAAGATGGCGAACTGGAAATCGATGAGAATAAGCTTATGCAGTCTATGCAGGGGCTACTCAGTGGTATGTTGAAAAAATAAACTAAGCATAATATAAATGGTCTCACTGTTTGTGGATCCAAAGCAGGTTGTCAGGTCTGATAAAATCACCGAATTCTGGCCCACCAATCAACAGACGAAAGTCGAAAGGGTAAATGCCACAGCACGATTTGTCATTTATGCGACGTGTATGTTGTATCTCATCAGACGAGATATGCGCATTTTTATATTAGGGGCTACGGTCCTCTCTGTTTTATACGTAATGGAAAAGTCTAAAATGATAAAGGGAAATAATGCGAAGAAGGAGACGTACGTTCCGGAGTGTCAGCTTCCCACGGTCGATAATCCTATGGCGAATGTTTTGATGAGCGACTATGATGGTCGTCCGGATCGTCCTTCGGCTTGTGGATATGAGACAGTTCGAGATGAAGTGAATCATATGTTATCAGGCCGTATTCCTTATGGTCCGCAAAAGTCCCGTTCTCCCATGCCAGATTCTCAACGAAATGCATTTTCTAGGCAGTTCGTTTCCGGTCCCGTGACGAATATTCCGGGTGATCAGACCGCTTTCGCGGAATGGTTATATGGTGAGAAAGGTGCCCCGATTTGCAAGTCGGACCCGAGTTTGTGTAATGTCAATGCCCGAGGGGTGCAATTAGAAGCTTTTGGTGGTTTAGATTCGAGTGGTGATATGCGTAGTGGTATGTTCGGGGGTTCTGGGAGAGGGGCTGGCACTGTCAGTTCGACTTTTGGATAGATGTCCAGCTTAGATAGATAATATTCTCATGTAATAATAAATGGCATATCAGCTTCAACCAGGATTGAAAATTGTCGAAAACCCCGCTCGCCCTCCCGTGTGTGCTACGGAAGAGGTATTCACTTACCCCCAGCCCAGTACCCTTAACTATGGTTCCAGTAGACCTAATACCATGTTATACGGTACCTCTCCTTTCATGGCGGGTAAGGGTGCCCCCGCTCAGTTTATCGAGACGAGTGACATGCTCCGCCCTCAATCCACGTCTAGATTTAACAAGGTCGTTGCTCAGACGTACGAACAAAATTTATTCCCTCTCCAAGACATGAAATGTAAGCTTCCTCTCAACACGGTACAATATGATCCCGTCAGCACCACAGCCGAAACTCAGAATATGCAGTTCATGAAGCGATATCCTGGTCAATAAAAATCTCTTCTAAAATTAAGAATGGCGGATCCACTTTCGTTAGTAGCTATCGCTGGATTGGCTTACGCAGGAAAAGTTTTAAGTGAAAAAAAGAAGACTGAGGAGTACAACTTGACCGTTCAACAGGCATCTATTCCCGTAATTCAGGAAGAGGTACCTAATGTCATGTCTCCCAAACCCGTTAGTTTATCTAATTTACCCGATTCAAAGGTTGAGATAAGTAATTTTTCGGATATTGCACCACAGGGGCGTTCGAGTGGTGGCGAAGTTTTAGAAATGCGTGATCGTATGTTCGACGGCGGTCGCATGAATAACCTTTCTCCTATTGAGAGGCAACAGGTGGGCCCGGGTATCGCAGTTGGTCCCGATGTTCCAGCAGCGGGTGGTTTCCACCAGATAGTACGCGTGAATCCCGAGAATGTGGGTGCGTATAGAATGACTACTTTACCTGGTAGAAGTGGCCCCGCGCATGATATTTTCGGTGGTCGACGTGGTAAGATGGGTGAGATTGCGAATAACCGCCCCGAAAAGACTGCATATCTCCCCGAGCGTCGCCCGGTTGCTGGTGCTAAGTCCCAGGGTTTCGGTGGCCATGTTCCCAGGGGTGAGCATGTGAATGGTAAACGTATTACCAACCGTTCTATGACCGGTTCTCGTGATGACGGCCTCGGCTTTAACGGTGCTAAGCGTACTGTGTCCGCACTCCAACACGTAGCGGATCCCACTCGTAACAAGAAGGATGGTAACGTCGAACAATACAGGTACAACAACCAGCTTGCTCCCGGTATAAGCACTTTCTCTCATGGTCATGTCGTGGCTCCCGCTTCTCAACTCAGAGAATCTCAAGCTATGTCGCCTCAGCGTCCGTACACTTCAGAGGAGTTGTTTGCATACGGCTTCCGCCCCGACGACCGTCGTGGTAAGGCAAATAGACATGGTAATGCTGGTCGCATGAATGTTCGTGCGGGACCCCTTAACCAGGGTGGTATGCCTACGGCTATGCGATTCGATACTACTCGCATTGATGGTCGCACGGGTCCTCTTAACGGTGGATGGACGCAGCAGTACGATAACAATAAGTATTACAACTTCAATCACTACAAGGGCAACGCCAACCCATATGCCACAGATTACAGTCTCAACGTGGCCAAGCAACAGCTTCAGAAGAACCCACTCACTCAACAGATCATGTAAACAATTTCATATTTTGCATAAACACACTGATTAAAATATATCCCCTTATTTTAATGAGCGTACACACGTTAGACATAGATAGTGGAGAACGCGATCCTGTAGCGTATCCCAATCCAGGGGATTATGTCGTCGAATTGAAAAATCCCATATACAACGTCTCTAAGATATCACTGGTATCGGCTCGTATCCATGCGAGTCAATTGCTTATAAACGACAGAAATAACACGTTTTCGGTTAATAGTACCACCATAACGTTACCTAACGAAAATTATAGTGGAAACGAATTGGCGAGTGAACTATTATCTAAATTTCAGGCTAAGGCGTCGATACCCATTTCAAGTGCGACTTATGATAAGAGTAAGAATGAGTTAACATTTGGGAGTACTACGGACGCGTTTACATTCGAGTTTTACGGTGGAGATAACGGGTTTGATACCGGTTCAGAAGGATTAACGACACCGCATGATATTTTGGGACTTCCTGCAAGTAACGTAGCGTCGGTGAATAACACTCTCACGACCGGAAGTATAAATCTTCAGGGTCCAGATGCACTCATACTGAAAATAAGTAGCGGTGCAGAAGAATTGAATAAGACGGTATATTCCGATACACCTTTCTACACTGGTCGAATCCTGATGTGCGGAGACGTCATTAATTATTCTGGCGTAGACGATACCGTGGAGCACAATTTCCAATCGGGTTCACAAAATATATCGAAACTGCGTATTCAGTTCTTTTACAGTAGTAATAATCGATTGATTCCATATGATTTTAGAAACGCGAATCATGTATTAAAATTATCAATCGACGGTGCAGTTGATAAATTATCGAGAGTTCCTATGGTAAAGAAGGGTACAGAATTACAAAATGAAGAACGTACTGAAGGATACCGTCTTCCGCCAAATATTCAAGACAGGGCTGATGACCTGAATAAATGGAATGGGTTTGTTTATATATTTTTAATCATACTTACCGGCTGTTTCTTCATTGTATTCACTAAACCTCGAAAGTTTAGCGAGTAACCGCGTAGACGGGAGCAACGGGCTTCCTGACGCGAGTAGACACGCGAGAGATGATCATGTAGACGATCACGGAAAGAAGAGTGGTGAAGAGAGCGGTGAGCGCATAGTTCATGCCGCCGTTCTTCTGAACCTTGACGACCTGGTGAATGGACCAACGAACGACGTCCATCCAAGAAAGAGCCGCGGCGAAGGAGAAGCCAGCGACGACGGAGTTGAGGGACTGAGCCTCAAGCTCGCGGGAGATCGCGAGGACGGTATCGACAGCGATATCGGAAGACATTTATTGTATGCATAGATTTTATTCTGGTAGCAAATCTTCGACGATCAATAATTTTTTGTATGTATTCTTATTGTATCCTCTGATATCGCCCTTCCTGGGTGTATCAGATTCCGAATCGGAATCCGAATCTGACCCAGATTCCGAAGACTCGTCGACCGCCTTAAAACTTTTGTAATTAGAAGTCGTCCATCCCTGAAGAGGTGATGTGTCCATTACTATCAATCGCATTTTTTATCATTTCTTCTGACGGATTGGTCGGATTCCAGCCCTCCCATGCGTCATACGCCTCATTGATTTTCATATAAAGTTCCTCTGTTCCTGAATACGGGGCGAATGG